CAGACACCTAATTATTCACCGCATTATACCTGATTGGGTATGATTCATGAGTTATAAATTACAATTATCACCGCAAGGGTATATTGTCATGTCGATGAATCCGCGTTTTCTGTACATGAGCCTATGGATATGTCGATATTGTGAACATATGCTTTACTTAAAGCGGAGAAAAAGTAAAGTGGTGATTCATGAAAAAATACATCTGCCCCTGCTGTAAAAATCCCTGCGTTCCCCACAAATGCAAAGTCTGTGCCGCTAGGTCTGATGAGGCCGGAAAGCGAATGGCAAAGAAGTCAAGCAAAAAAAATTAGGGTATAGTGAAATTTTTTGTTGCAATGATTCGACTGAAAGCTTACTAATCGCCACATCGGAATTTCAAATCCGAAATCAACAACCAAAAACAATGCCAACAAAAAAGCAACCAGCAGTAAAAAAACCAAAAGCATCCGATGCCATTGCTTGCCGTCTGAACTCAATTCAGATCAATCAAACGCATCTTGGAATATCGCAACAGGCTCTCACCGAAGCCTTGGATATGTACTCCTCTTGGAGCATCAATGCCATCTACCTCGGCCTAGCCGCCGCCGCAGTTGGTATTATCAACAGCCTCCTCATTATCACCCTTTTCTTCCGCAAATAGTATGGACGAACTTCAAGATAAATATGATCGACTTGTTGACCTCCTTGGTCTAATACGATCTGAACTGGATGACATCATTGGCTCCATCGACGAAGAAGTTGATGTGGATCAAGATCACCAAGAAGTGTAAGCAACCAACCAAAAAACAAATGGAAAACACAAACCAACCAGAATACTCCGCATCACTTGCAACAGCACTTGTTGCGGCTATTGGAGAGCTACAGAACGTAGCTAAAACAGCATCCAATCCATACTTCAAGAGCAAGTATGCACCATTGGACGCAATCGTAGATGCCACACGCCCTGTGCTGGCAAAGCATGGTCTGGCAATTCAGCAGATGCCCATCTTTCAAGACGGCATGGCTGGAGTGACAACTACCATCATTCACAAGTCCGGCTTCTCCACCTCATCCACGCTTCTTCTTCCTCTGAAGGACATTAGCCCACAGGGAGTGGGAGGAGCAATTTCTTACGCTCGACGTTACGCTCTTGCGGCTGTCTGTGGACTTGCGACAGAAGAGGATCTGGATGGCAACGAGCACGCTTCAAAGACCATTGAGGCTCCTCGTCCTGCCATTGCCAAGGTAATGGACAAGTCAACGAGCGTTCGTCCTGCCGGAGCCCCTATCGCTACATGGCGTGGAGTGTTGCCAACCAACACAAAGGTTGCGGCACAGAGCAAGGAGGGATCTCCTAAAAAGTGGACTCTCTATTGCGTTGAGTTCAGCGATGGTGGGAAGATCATTGAGGCCATGACCTTTGATGAGAAGCTCTTCACTGCCGCCACTCGTTTCGGAACCGATGGGGTGATTGTTGATGCCGGAGTAGCGGCTGGCAAGAAAGACCCTAGCAAGTGGGAACTGGTGAGCATCACCGCAAGCGAGAATCAAAACAAATGAAGAAGAAACCAATCTTTAACATAGGACAAAAATATGAACGCTTTCTCGCTGTATCGTGTTCTCACGGAAAATACGCAGACCCCACTGCACTTGATGCAGTCCTCAAGATGCGTGACAAGTGGAAGCCGGAAATATGTGTTCATCTTGGCGATTGGTGCGATACCACTGCGTTTAGGTCAGGTGCGGCTGGAACTTCAGATGAAGCAGAGCCAGTTGCCCCCGACATTGATGGCGGCATTGCGTTCCTGCAACAGCTTCGCCCAACTCATGTCTTGGATGGAAACCACGAAGACCGCATTCCCCGAATGCTCCATAGCACTAACGCACTCGTTGCTTATGCCGCAAGTAAAGCAACGGAATATATCGACAAAGCCTTTCTCAAGATTGGCTGTCGCCGCATTCCGTATGATGGAGTTTTTCAAAAGTATGTGGTGGGTGATGTGACTTTCACTCATGGAACCATCTATAACGAAAACTCTGCACGAGATATGGCAGAAATGTATGGAGGGAAAGTTATCTTCGGGCACACTCACCGATCCCAAATGGGAGAAGGCCGGACTATCAAGGAATCCACTGGATTCTGCGTTGGAACCCTTACTCGTCGAGGATCTATGGAATATAGCAAATCCCGACGAGCCACGCTTGGCTGGCGACAGGGGCTTGTCTATGGGGAGATCGGAACTAAAGACTCTGCCGTGTGGCTTGCAACTCGTGGAGAGTTTGATAAAGAATGGAGGCTCCCTGTATGAGCGGCATTAACGAATGGGCAGACTTGATTGCTTCAGTTCAATCTGGAGACATCCAAGATGTGCCGGAGGGGTATAAAACAAGGCGTGAATTGTGCAAGGAGCTAAACCTTCCTTCCACCACAATCACGGAACGCATCATGAAGTTAAGGAAACTTGGCAAAATAGAAGAAAAGAAATTTAGGATTCAAACAGGAGGAAGGATCTATCTCACCCCACATTACAAAATCAAATGAACATTTCATCAGATTACTACATCGAAGAAGAATATATGCCAGTAGCTGGCCCATACGATTACCCCAAACAAAAGGACATGATGATCAGAGTTATCATAGACCTAGTTAGGGGAGAGATTGATTACAGGGTTGTGGAAAAATTTGTGACCAAGAAAATTGACGGAGTGGAAAGGGTGGTTCACGAGAAGATGATTGAACGGAGGGGGATGATCCTGCCAAAACGATGAAACACGACCCTGTAAATAGTCCAAGTCATTATACCAATTCTGCCTCTGGGATTGAGTTGGTGGATGTGATAGCACACCTAAATTATTGCCGATCCAATGCAATCAAATATATCTTTAGGGCTGGGTTCAAAGATCCTGCCAAGGAGATGGAGGATCTTAAAAAAGCCCAGTGGTGCATCAATAAGGAAATCGCCATGCTTGAGCAAGGCCGCATATTAAAACAACCATGACGCAAGAACAACAACTCGTTATAGGAATAGCCTGTTCTGTTCTATTTACCTACTTCATGCTATGCCAAAGGCGATAACATTTGAAAAAATAGGGGAGATTAATATATATGCAGACACATGGGAATTTGGCTGGGGCAATTGTGGAAAAGGAGACAATGGCACAAAAGCCATTGGCAAATGCTACCACAGACTCAAGAGAATTTGCATATCAAAAACTTTCCACAAGCATTGCTCCCTCATTGACGTATTATCGCATGAGGTGCTTCACGCCTACCTTCCCTACGCAAAAGAAGAAGTCGTTGAACAATTCGGAAAGAATTTGGCTCATGCTGAAAGGAAACTGGCCTACAGCTTCTCTCCCAGACATGGAGGATGATAGCGAGTGGGACGAAGAAGAGGAAATATACAAATGACTATTAACGAAATATTTGACAAATGGTATGATACGGAGGGAGTGAGATTCTATTCTCAAAATCACGGCAATGCCGATGGGCATTACGATTACATGAGGAAAGCCTATCTTGATGGGTTTTCTGACGGCCTTAAACTAGCTCAAAACATTATTGAATCAGATGATAAGGCTGAAGTTCTCTAATACTAGGGAAGCCCCGCATAAGGGATACACCTTTGTGGTGCCGGAAACTGGTTATAAAATAACCGAAAGGGCACTGGATGACCTCTACACTAAAATCTATGTCCATTACAAAAATAACGACATCCCATTGCCGGATGATTGGAAAGCTAGGGTGGAAGATTCAATTTGCAGATCCCTGCCAGATAGCTGGTGCTATTATGAGGATTCTGATGCCGTTGCCCCCAGACCCCCTGCCTTAACTACGGAATCAGTCATGAAGGGAATAGCCTCATTAGCATCTATCGTTAAAGAGGTGGTGAGCGGTGAGAGCATATATGTTAGCCAAGATGAAGCCGATGCTAGAGCCAGAATATGCTCCAGATGCAACCTAAATCAGAACCTTGGTGTGTGTATGGGGTGTGGTGCTATGAAGGCCGTAACAGATTTGGCCTCAAACATTAAGGGTGGACGGACAACGAAGTTAGATGCTAGGCTTCAAAACTGCTCTGTTTGTGGTTGCAGAAACGACACCATCGTGCATATAAGCAAAAAAGTGTTGCTTTCCGGCGAAAAAACAGAGACAACAGAGGCTCGACCATCTTGGTGTTGGGTTAAAAACGACAACCTAACTCAAGCCGAATCCCTACTTAAACTATGATTACATATATGCTCAACGATCCCGAAGTCGGGGAAGCTCCCCCGAACGAGAGGATCAGTGACGCAGGATCTGCAAGATCCATGCTTTACGAGCTTATTGATGACGATCAGATTGCCTCTTATAGACGATCACAAATACAAGGCATCATAGATGGAAACGCTCCTTACAACGAACAACAGCTTCGTGAAGTGGGTCAAGCAGACCGAATTAATGTTAATTGGGGTCATGCTGAATCAAAGGTGGAGTCTGCTGTTATCCCTTATTTCGATATTCTTACCTCTGTAGGCACCTACGCCACTATTAAGACCAAGCATGGCAAGGACATGGGTAAGAGGCAGGAGTGGAGCAACATCATCACTGAAGAGTTCCAGAGACTTCTAGCATCATCTAATCCTAACTTCCTAGCCCAGCATCAGATTTGTCATAAAGAGCTTGTCATTCACGGACAGGCTTGTATGTATTTCCCCGATCAAACTGATTGGAGAGCCAGAGCAATTGAACCTTGGAACCTTATTGTCCCCAGAGGAGTTAAGGTGGATTGGAACAACTGGGAGTTTTGTTATGTGTTGGACGATGTTTATTGCGAACAACTATATTCCTACATTAAGGATGAGGAAGCCGCCCAAAGAGGAGGCTGGGACGTAGAAGAATGTAGGCAAGCCATCATGGATGCTAGGGTGGACGAGCAGGATCAACGCCGTCCTTGGGAGTGGTATCAGAGAGAACTCAAGAACAACTCCCTCTACTACTCATACGCAAAGAGCAAGATTATCAAAGTTGCTCATATGTATGTGAGGGAATACGATGGACGCATCTCTCACTATATTTTTGACAGGCTTAACGGAACAGAGTGGCTATGTGCCAAGCGTGGACGCTATCAAGACTTCTCACAGGCATTCACTGTCTTCCTTAACGGAGTAGGTAATGGTTATTATCATGGTGTGAGGGGCTTGGGCCAGAAGATGTATAAGTGGGCCGAGGCCATGAACAGGGTTAATAACGCCCTCATGGAAGGAACCATCTTGGGATCTTGCGTGATGTTCCAGCCCACAACACAGGGTGATGCAGAGAAGCTCAAGTCAGTGCAGATTGGGCCAATGCGAATCCTGCCAGCCGGACTTAACCCCACGCAGTTCTCTGTGGGGCCAAACCTTAATGCCGCCATGCAGACGGCTCAATTTTTCCAAGGCCAGCAGAGCGATGACATTGGTAGCTTTATGCCATCAGTGGCAGGAGGCGGTGGGCGAAAGAAGGGAAATAAGGAAGTCGAGATCGAGATTGGAGAGAAGAGCCGCTTAACCAATACAAGGGCCGAAATCTATCTCCAAGCTTTGGACATTCATTACGCAGAAGTTTATCGCCGTGCCGCTAACCCCAACCTCATTGAAGAGGATCATGGCGGTAAGGAAGCTCTGGCATTCCAGAGAGCCTGTATCGAAAGGGGCGTTCCTGCCATTGCGATGCTTGACATTGATTCCGTTAAGGCCACCAGATCCATCGGACAAGGTAGCTCTGCGGCTCGTATGCAAGCAATGGAGCTTATCTCCGAATACCTACCTCAACTGCCAGAGTCCAATCGGAAACGAGTAATTAACGCCAACATAGCGGCGATAGCGGGACAAACTGGCGTTGAAACTTTCGGAATCCCAGAAGAGACCAAGCCGGAGGGCTCCGATATTTCGATTGCCTCGCTTGAGAACAACGCCTTCCAAAGCGGTGGACAAGTGATGATCGACCCAGATCAGAACCACTTCACCCACTTAAAGGTGCATTTCCAGTTTGCCGGATCTATTGTGCAGGGAGTGCAGGATCAGAAGGTTGATCCTATTTCCGCTGATAAAACCCTACAGGGCATTATCCCTCATATGCTCACTCACCTCAAATACATGGAGGAAGATCCTACTCGTGAGGAGCAATACAACGACATGAACGAGCAAGTTAGCGAACTCATGAAGATTGCCGATCAGCTTTCTCGCATGGCTCAAGACATTCAGAAGAAGCAGATGGAGGCACAACAACAGCAAGCTCAACAGGGTCAGCAAGATCCCAAGATGATGGCAGTGCAAGCCAAGATCCAACTGGATCAGATGAAGTTCCAGAACGATGCCCAGATCAAGCAAGCGAAGGCACAACACATGATGCAACTGCAAGACCAGAAGTCAGCACAACGCCTCATGGTTGATCGCATTAAGGTTGCACAAAAATATGGAGGAATACAGCCGTGAGTGAAGCATGGACAAGGAAAGAAGGTAAGAACCCAAAGGGAGGCTTAAATGCCAAGGGCAGAGCCTCCTATAACAAAGCACACGGAGGCAACTTAAAGGCCCCCGCACCGAACCCCAAAACCAGCAAGGATGCCGCAAGGAAGAAGTCCTTCTGTGCCCGAATGCAGGGATTAAAATCAAAGCTTACTAGCGAAGCAACCAAACGAGACCCTAACAGCAGAATTAACAAGTCCCTTCGGGCTTGGAAATGCCGTTAACATTTATGGCAAATAAACCAAAAGGTGCTTCTCAAGCAATTAAGGAGCAATTAAAACCATTTGAAATGTCTGATTGGAAACCCAATCCAAAGGACGTAAGAGAAGATGGGTCTTTAAAGGGTGCAGGGTATTTTGGAACTCTCAAAAGGCCAGATGGAGGCGTTTCTGGAGAAATAAGCATAGGGGTTGATATGGGAAACGGAGAAATAACAATACCAACAATGGTTCCAAGCCTTGCAAAACACGAGTTGCATTACCTTTTAACAACGCCGGAAGATAAACTTCACGAAGTAGATCCTAAAATTTGGAAGTCAATAACTAAAAAAGCAGTTGACCATGCAAAAGAAAG